CTCTGGACGGCAAGCTCGACACGATAGATAACTTCCTTGATACCGAGGTTGCAGCGATCCTTGCGGCAGTAGATACTGAAGTAGCATCCATTCTGTCAGATACAAACGCAATTCTTATTGACACCGCCGAGATCGGGGCCGCTGGTGCAGGCTTGACTGCGATCAATCTTCCCAATCAGTCGATGGACATTACCGGAAACATCACGGGGAACCTATCCGGGTCGGTGGGGAGCGTGACCGGCTTGACTGCCGCTACCGTTCACAGCGATCTGGACGACATACAGGCGCGGCTACCTGCTGCGTTGACGGCTGGGGGCAATATGAAATCAGATGTATTGGCAGTGGATGGCGTAGTAGACGCCGCCGACCGACTGCAAAAGGTCGCGCAGGGAAACGTATTCTGTACGGTGGGAGCGGCCAGCACGACCACCAGCATCGTTACTTCCGCAATGGACCCCGCCGCCGCCGTCGCCGACCAGTTCAAGGGAAAAATTGTGAGCTTCAAGAACGACACCACTACCGTCAACCTGCGCGGTCAGTCAACCGACATCACGGCCAGCACGGCGTTGGGCGTGTTGACCGTTACGGCGCTTTCTGACGCGCCGGTTTCAGGTGATGTTTTTACGATTTCGTGATGTATGCCTATCAGCATAGCGGCCCGGCAACGGGTAGTAACCGGACTCTGGGGTGGCCGGAAAGCAGGCTCGTTTGCCGGACGCGCTCCAACCGTACTGGCGGTAATCACCGGTACTGCTACAGCCTCCATCACCGAAGCGGACGTTGTAGCGGGGTCACGGACAATCATAATCACGTTGACCAACGACACATGGGCCACCGCTGGAGCCTCCTTCGACGCGCAGAGACAGGCCATTATCAACGGACTGGATTCTGCTCAAGCAGAAGCTACTGGCTGGAATACCGTCATACGCGACGCGGAAGTGGTGGGAGCGGTCATCAGGACTTCGGATACCGTCGTCACCATCACGCTCACGGCGGCGGCGACATACAATATAACAGCTACCGAAACCATCACCGTTACCGTACCGTCTGCGGCGCTTGCCACCTCCTTATCGGACGTGACCGGGACACCGACCTTTACGGTATCGGCGGTTGCCATCGGACAGTCAGGAGTAAGGCACAAGCCGTTAATCGTCAGGCTATCAGACCTGGGAGACAGAGAGCGTAAAAGCACCGCTGAATTTATCAAGGCACATCTTGCTCGGCAACCGGAAGTTGCGGCGCCCGCAGCTAAACCACTCGGGTATAAAGTCGGCGCAAAGAGCACGGCGCGGCAACAGCAGGAACGACTGGCTCAAGAGGCGTTGCGGAACATGGAAATTGAAGCAGAAAACGAACAGCGTATAATCAGAATTAACAACGCCATCATTGCAATCATCATAGCGAGCGAATCATGACTCCGGCGGAAACCACGAAGCGCGCAGAAAGAGCAAGACAGCTATTGGACGACCCAATGCTTAAAGAGGCGCTTGATCTGATTGAACGTGAGATCATCGAGCAGTGGGAAGCGGTCCCGGTGCGCGATGTGGAGGGCCGGGAAACGATATGGCGCTTCTACAAAACAGCCTTTAAATTCAGGGCCATTCTGCAAGGGGCCGTAGAAAACGGTAAAGTAGCCGCCTTAAGAGAGAAGTCTCTCAGGGAAAACGTTTTTAACGCAGCTAAACAGTTCAGGAGCTAACCATGGCTGAAGGACAATCGGCGACCACCGAACCCAGCATCATATCTAAGATCACGGCCCATCTGGATTCCGGGGTAGGGTCTCTGGCTGCCGAACAAGCCTCCAGGGAACCGCAGAAAGAGGAACCCCAAAAGGAAACCGCTCCCGAACCTGAGGCAAAAGAACCCGAGATAAAAGAACCAGAAATAAACACTCAGGTCGAGGGTGTCGATGTAGAGGAAGAAATCCCCCTCGACCGGCTGGAAGCTATCGCCCTTGAGATAACAGTCAAGGGGGAAGATGGCAAGGATGTAGTCGAGAAGCCAACCGTCAAGGAGCTTCGGGACGGCTACATGCGTCAGAAGGATTACAGTCGAAAAACCGCAGAAGTTGCTCGCCAACGGGAAGAAGTGCCAGAGAAAATCCGTCAAGGCATCGAGAGCGAACGGGCGGCGTATCAGCAGAACCTCCAGAATCTTCAAGCCGCATTAATTGAAACCGTGGCACCGGAATTGAAAGATGTGAACTGGAGCCAATTAGCGGTGACCGACCCGTTTGAGTACGTGAGGCTCGATAATCGCGCTAAAGAAATTCAAAAAGTTTTGGGAAATATTCAGTCGAAACAGCAGGAATTGACAAGCAAGCAGAAGGCCGACGAGAGCCAAGCCCGTCAAAAGTCAGCACTCGAAGCCCGCACATCGCTTGTGGAAAAAATTCCCGGCTGGAATGACGGCCTCTACCAAACGCTAATGGATGCCGCAGCAAAAGACTACGGCTACAAGCGGGAAGAGGTTCTCACCTGGATAGACCCCAAGGCATTCCATGTGCTTCATGACGCCTACCAGTACCGGCAACTGAAAGCTGAAAAGCCGATCAAGGAGAACAAGGTTGTAGTAGTTCCCAAGGTCATCAAGCCGGGGCCGGCGAAACCTGCTAACACAGCGCAGGCGAGAGAATCTGAAGCAATGAAGAGACTGGAGAAAAGCGGAAGGTATCAGGACGCCGCCGCTATTATCCGTTCAAGGCTCGGTTAAGAGCCAGGAGTAACTTTTATGGCAGTACCTGCCGGAACATTTACAACGGTAACGGCCATCGGGAATCGAGAGGATTTGGAAGATGTAATGTACCAAATTAGTCCGCTTGAGCATTTCGAGCCGTTTGTGTAGTATAATAGCCCATCTAATAGGAGGTGGGCATGGGTTACAGAAAAAGCGAGAGGCGTGATAGGACGTATAAAAATGGAAGCGATCATCCGAGCTGGCTTGGTGGAAACCGTGGCCCGAAGCGTTGCGGGTATTGCAAGCGCGAATACTCTAAGGGGCCAACGACATCAATTACGGTTTTTTGGAATCAGAAATTCTGTAGCAAACTTTGTTCAGACAAAGGCGGGTTTCGATATTCCGGAGAAAACCATCCAAGCTATCGTGAGAATGCCAGACGCAGAAATCGCGGTGGGTCGCACCATAAATGGGCAAACGCAGTTATTGGCAGAGATAAATCAACTTGCCAGAGTTGCGGAGAAAGCGGAGTCGAATTACATGCCCATCACATTAAGCCTTACAAGGACTACCCGGAGCTTAGGTTTGATGTTGATAACGGACTTACTTTATGCTTTAAGTGTCACTGGAACCTGCATGCTGCACAAAATGAAAAGGCGGTTAATTCGGTGGAACCCCGAACGGATAATGCCGAGGGCAATACCGAGCCAAGCGAGCGCAGAAATGTGCTTGAAGGTGTAACGACTAGAGGACGAGCCTACAGGCGATGGCAAGGGCAATGCGACCAATGTTCGACATTCATCACGAAAGCGTTAAGCGACACCAAAGGCAAAAAGCATCTGTTTTGCTCTGGTACATGCCGTTCGCGCTTCGCTTTGAAGAATTTTACGAAGGAGCATCGCAACAACTTTGCAAAAGCGAAATTGCGAATACCCGGCGCAGCAACGCGCGCCAAAATGTCCGCTGCGCAAAGAAAACGCTACGCCAAGGCGGTAAATTCCTCCACGAGTGCCGCTCCCGAAAGGGAAGATATAGTCTGAACTGCGCAGTAATGCGCAGAAGTGCGGATAAAGAGCCGCACGTTAACATATTGGAAACCCCCTTTACCACGATGGCCGAGAGGACAACCGCTACGGCGGTGTTCCATGAGTAAAGAAGCTGCTCATGTAAAACCTTCTCTGATCGACTTGGAAGCCCGATGGGGCGACAAGGGGCAAGCATGACTTTGAATGCAGAAGTGATGCAGCCTGAGAGACTAAGCGAGAAGGCCCGAAAGGGATGCGATAGTCCGAACAAGGGAAATAGATGAAACCCTTGAAGCACCTGAAAAGAGTGCTCGCGCTGGCAGTGATGCTGGTGTTAGTAGGCTTTACGGCCGAAAGTAACAGTTTTGGGCAAACCGATGCACTCGCCGCTGCTGCGGTAAACCGACAGATCGAAGGTGACGACGCCGCGAACGGCACGTCTACTCCGAGCGTTCGGATCGGAAACTACGTTCAAACGTCGAGCAAGTATGCAATCGTATCCGACGTTCAGAACGCGGTGAAACATGCTGGACGCAATGAGGAAATGTCGTATCAAATCTCTCAACGTCTGGGGGAATTGAAGCGAGATATGGAGTTAGCACTAACGCAGAACCAGGCATCATCTGCTGGTGGTGCGGGTACGGCGCGGTCGTCTGCTTCAGTTGAAGCATGGCTGACGACTTATACCTCGCTCGGAACGGGAACGGCGCAAACGACACCGGGATTTGCTTCCGGCGTAGTGGCCGCTCCGACTGATTCAACCGTGACGGGTGCATTCGTTGTATCTGCTCTGAAAACCATCATCGCCACGACCTGGACTGCCGGTGGCAATCCCGGAATCATCATGGTGGGTGGAACGCAGAAGCAGGTTGTCTCGGGGTTTGCCGGGATCGCCACAATTTACCGGGAAGCCGGTAAGACGGCGAAAGGCACGGCAATCGTTGGGGCGGCGGATTGGGAACGGCTGCGATTGGCAGCTTAATAGGTCCGCCTTAAACAGGTCCATATGCGGGAACACCATTAGAGCCAACATAGCTAGTTTATGACTACATCCTTAGACATAGGCAGAAACATCATGTTGGATTTTGGCGATCCGCAGGAAAGGGCGCGGAAACTTACGTGGCTGGCGGCGATGATTGAGGCCGAAGGATGCATCATATTCGGTGTGACCATTCAGAAGCACCGGATTTCGATTGTTCCAGCCGTAAATTTCGTGAACACGGATGAGTTGTTGCTTGAAGAAGTGTCATTGGTTTTATCTGCGATTTTGAAAGAGCATTCCGGAAACGTGAAGATAGGTAGGATGAAGCCATCAATTTTCAAGATGATGGCCGTGTCTGATCGTCTTCCGTGCCGTGTAGTGACTCTAAGTGACATGAGATCGGTCGAATTAGTCCTTCGGGCGATTCGGCCTTACATGGTAGGGAAAAAGCGTAGAAACGCAGATACGGTCCTGACATTTATTGAGAGTAGGAAGGACAACCTGTTGGCACGTGACGCCAAGACGGGTCAAGTTCTGAGACAACTCTACACGGATGAGGAGATAGAATTAGTCTGCTCGATCCGGGTTCACAAGAACGCGCACTCCCCAGAGACTTTACGATCTGCCGTCGTTGAACTCCGTAAACGACGTGATGATAAAGTCCGGTCTGCATTGAAAGATGTAGAGGTGAGCAGAAATGACTCACCACAGTTGAGGATTGCAAGTTGAGCCAACTGGTTAACAGATCGCTCTACATAAGCGACTTCGGGGAACATCGCATCGTTCCCAACCGCTTTTCTCGGAACCGTACGGCCCTGGTCCTGGACATGGATTACTGGGCTGTTGCGTATCTGACGAAGGTGAAGCAGAAGGAGATTGCCCGAACCGGCACTGCGGAGAAACGTCTGGTTGACGTTAATTTCTGCCTGGTGTCACGTAATCACGCCGCGAGCGGCAAGATTGCGGATTTGTCGTAAACAAGGAGCCGGGCGGGTTTATAGCCCGTCCGGTTTTTCCATGAGCAAAGAGAAACTTTTGAGTTTCGACCCGTTGACGAAGTTGTTTGAGTATCACTCGTACGATGAGGATACTGATACAACCACGATCAGGACGGTGGGTGACTGCGAGCCATACTTAGAACAAAACAAGAGACTTGCGAACGATACGGAGCTTACTAAACGGGGCATCAAGGATGAATTCTGGTTGTTTGCCAGCATTCCGCCGGCCATTCAGGTTAAGTGGTTGGTTGAGGAAGGACTTGATGTTTACAATCGTCATCATGCTGAGAGGGTGTTCAAGAAGCTGGCTGATCCAGACTATCGTTACCTGAAATGCACGTACGGACGGCATCTGGCGAAGGGTGACGGCCTCTAAACATGCTCAGGGTATTCATCGGCGTTGATGCCCGGCAGCCGGTAGCTTTTACAGTATGTGCTTCGAGCGTGCTGAGACACGCAAAAAGCCGGGTTTCCGTTGAGCCGACACGGATTGACTGGCTGCCCGGTTTTACGCGACGTGGACTGACGGATTTTACTTTCCTGCGCTACATGGTGCCGTGGATGTGCGGCTACGAGGGGGTGGCGGTATTCATGGACGGAGATATTATCGTCAGGGCTGACATCAATGATTTAGTCGCCTTGGCTGATCCGCTGGCTCCGGTGTCTGTTGCCAAGCACGTTGCCCGCTTTGAATGGCCGAGCGTGATGGTGTTCAGGAACGATAAATGTCGTGCGCTATCGTTTGAATACGTCAACAATCCTCTAACTGCTCCGCAGTCTCTTGAGTGGGCAAAGACAATCGGGGAGTTGCCGTCCGAGTGGAACCACGCTATTTTGTGGGAACCGCACAAGGAAGATGCCAAGCTGCTGCATTTTACCTGCGGGCTTCCGGCATGGCCCGAAACCGAGCGTTCCCCTCATGCCGGGAAGTGGCAGGAAGAATGGAGCTACGCTAACTCGCAATGTTCGTGGGGGGACTTGATGGGTAAAAGTGTTCATGTTGAAAAAATCAAGGCGCTTAACGCGAAACAAGCATGAAGATTTCTCCGGAGATTCTGAATCAGCGGAACAATGTTCCAAAAGTCTCGTACATCCAGCCGCAAGCCGAAGCAAAGGAACCCAGCCGGGAATTGATGCGCGCCGAAGCCTTGCGTGCGAAAGGAGAACTGGACGAAGCTATGCGCGTTTGCGTGCAATACATGAACGATCATTTCGATGACGTGCATGCCTTGGTGATGGCGGCGCACATCATGATTGACGCCGAGCGTCCGGGATTGGCGCAGCCATTGATGAAATTGGCGAGTATTTTGCAACCGAACGACAGTCTGGTGTGGAACAACCTCGGCTTGTGCTATCAGGAGGGGGCCGACCTGGAAGAAGGGGAGGCTTGTTTCATCAAAGCATTACATCGAAATCCAAAGGATGCTTTTGCTCTAAACAATCTGGCCCAGTTATACGTCAATACAGCCAAGCCACAAAAGGCGATTCACTGCGCTACCAGGGCGATTGAGCTGGACCCGAGCATGCCGGACGCCCGTTACAATTTGGGTTTAGCGCATCTCCAGATGGGAAACTGGAAAGAGGGGTGGGAAGGCTATGAATATAATCTGGGCGCGCATCGCAAGAGAAAGGAGCGCATCTACGGCCATATCCCGAGATGGACCGGGGTGCGCGATACGACTTTGATTGCTTATGGCGAGCAAGGTCTTGGAGACGAAATTTCGTTCGCCTCATGCCTTCCCGACTTGATCCGGGAGAACAAGGTTATAGTCGAATGTGACAGCCGGCTGGAGGGATTATTCAGGCGTTCGTTCGCCTGTCCCGTTTATGGGACTCGATTTGACGCCGGGATTGACTGGCCGATGAAGTACGAGATAGAGGCATCGGTCGCGTTCGGATCGCTCCCCAGGTTCTACCGAAACACGGATTCTGACTTTCCAGGCACTCCGTATCTCAAGGCTGATCCGGAAAGACGCATTCAGTGGAGGGCGCTTCTTGACTCTCTCGGGGCCAAGCCCAAGGTCGGCATATCATGGACCGGTGGGAAGAAGAACACCGGGATGCACCGACGATCCTTGGACGTGAGGGAACTGCTTCCTATACTGCGTCAGGATGCAGTTTTCGTAAGCCTGCAATATAAGGATTGTCCGGAAATAGCCGTTATCGAACGGGATCACGGCATCAAAATTCATCACTGGCCGCACGCTGTTCAGAGCAAGGATTACGACGATACGGCTGCGCTCGTTGCCGAACTGGACCTGGTAATCACCGTGACGCAAGCCGTAGTTGACCTCGCCGGGAGTCTCGGCGTGCCGTGTTGGGTGCTGACGCCCAAAGAACCGATGTGGCGGCACGGTCTTGAAGGCGACAGAATGCCCTGGTATCAATCGGTCAAGCTCTACCGCCAAACCAAAGAGTGGGTGCACCCGATCAGCGATATTGGGAGTGATTTGAGACGCCTGACCTTATCCAAGGCATTGCATTGAATGGACCCCTATTCGACTCATCTTGAGCCTCTTATCAAGACCGCCGTGGAAACAACGGGGGATATTCTAGAATTGGGCTGTGGTGACTACTCGACACTTCCGTTGTCGGCCATAGCCAAGGCTCAAGGTAGGAAATACAAAGCGCAGGCGTCAAACCGGGAATGGGCCAGCCGCTTCGGTGATTTGGTGGAGATCGTGGATTGGCATAGCTGGACGCCTCCCGATGGCAGATGGGGCATGGTGTTTCTGGACTCCGAGGAATCGGTCAGGGACCGGATCAAACGTCTGCCGGTGTTGCCGGACATAACCGATACGGTGGTGATGCACGACGCCAACATAGCGATGGCGATGCCGGAATGGAACGGGCTAATTTCAAGGTACCGCGAGGTCGTTTGCTACAATCGCTACATTCCGTACACGGTGGTGCTGAAATGCTGAACGTGCTTTGTGTGCTTAAAAGCGGTGGTCCATACGATGCCGAGTGGGTGGCAAAGCTCAATCGTGGGATAGATCGAAATCTGAAGATGCCGCATCGCTTTATGTGCCTCTCCGATGTAGAGGTTCCTTGCGAGCGCATAGCTTTGCTTCACGACTGGCCGGGCTGGTACTCGAAAATTGAAATGTTCCGTAAGGGCGTTATCACAGGCAGAACCTTGTATCTCGATATTGACACCGTGATTTGCGGCCCGCTGGATGACATCTACACGACACCTCATGACTTCGCCATGTTGAAGAGCTTCAGCGCTCCGAACATGGTTGGTTCCGGCGTGATGTGGTTCAAGGACGCCGCCACGGTTCCCCACCGGGTGTACGAGAAGTTCGTGAAGATGCCGGATTGCTACATAGAGCATCACGCCCGGCACGCCGACGCGGCAACCGCGTATATTGGAGACCAGGCATTTATCTGGGACGCGCTTGACAGGACGGTTGATACATTGGATTTCGCGGGACTTCGTTCCTACAAGCGGCATTGCCGCAAAACGCTTCCTGCGGATACTTCGATTGTTTGCTTTCACGGCAGTCCACGTCCGCCGGATGTAAGGACGGAATGGATGCAAAGGCACTGGGCTTAAATGGCAATCAATACTTACGCGACCCTTAAGACGGCCGTTGCGACGTGGGTGGGCGGCGGGGAGACCGCGACCGCCGCGACACTGGGATTGACGAACACAATAGATGACCTGGTAACGATTGCCGAGTCTCGTATCTTCAGGGAAGCCAAGACGAAAGATACGGAAGCCTCTTTTAGTACGGCGATTGCTTCCGGGGTTGTGGCGGTGCCATCCGACTATATCGCAGCCAAGTTTCTCTACGTGGATAGCGTTCCCACTCAAATCATGGAGCCTCGAAGCTCGGAGTGGATATATCAAACCTATCCCACGCGATCATCCGAGGGAAAACCCAAGTATTTCGCCAGAGAGGTAACTAACTTTATCTTTGGTCCCTTTCCTGATTCTCTTTATACGATCAAGGGCGTGTATTACAAGCGGCTGGCTGCGCTATCATCTGCCGCGCATGCGTTGTTCACCAATAATCCGGACCTTTATCTGTTTGGGTGTTTGGCGGAAACGGCGATTCTGATCGGCCCCGATCCGCGCATCCCGTTGTGGGAGCAGAAGTATCAGAAAATATTGAGCGATGTAAACGGACACTCGAAGAACTCTGAATATGCTGGCGGGACGCTTCGCATGAGAATTTCCTGATGCCCACTAAGACGCTGCGCATCCCGCTATTCGGTTCCCTGATAAACCGGAATGTGAACCCGAATGCGTTTGCGACTCAGGATCAGATATTCACCAATGGCTACCCGGAAGTTGTCACCAACGCGATCAGCGGGAAAGCCAAGGTCACGCTGAATAAAAGACCTGGACCGTTGGCTAGCGCCGCATTGAGCGGGGTAGGCAGTGGATCAAATGCGGGCTGTATCTGGTCTGGTAATTCCGTTGTGCCCTCCCCGATAGTTCTTGTGTATTCCAACAGTAGCGGCACATCAACGAGCATATGGCAAGTGGCCGGTCCCGCCAAAATTGGTGGGGACATAGCTAACACAGTGGCCTGCGTTTCGTTAACGGATACTTCGATAAGCGGCGTTGGGAATTTGGTTGGTTTCTTCTTGGATAGTGGACTCGCGGCTTTGGAAGCCTGGTATTTCCCTGAAGGGGGAGCGTGGACGCAGATAACGGACGCTGATTTCCCGCCGAACCTGGGAACACCAGAACTGTTGACCGGCGCTCCGGTTCATCTGAATGGTCGCATGTACGTGATGACGACCAATGGAAAAATATGGAATTCAGACCTGAACACCCTGACGAATTGGACAGCGAGCGCTTTCAATACCGCTCAGTCTTATCCTGATGGCGGGGTTGGGTTAGCTCGATACAAGAATTTAATAGTTGCTTTCGGACAATACAGCATTGAGTTCTTTCAGGATGTAGGGCTTACTCCATCACCCATAGTTTCTATAGGAAATGCTGGCAACAGGATCGGGGCTATTTTTCCTACTAGCATTTTGCTTAGAACGATCTTTTCTGTGTCGAACACGGTTTATTTTATGGGGGTTAATTCAGAGACCGGCACTCAAGGAGTTTATCGCCTGAATGGATTCTTGGCGGAGAAGGTATCAAACGCAGCGATAGACAAGCTTGTAAATTCTGGAATTATCTTAGGCTTCAAGGGTGCATTTACCTTACATGGTATGTCTCATATTCTAATGAATACGACCGTTACGGCACACCCCATCTTTTGCATCGAAACGAATACATGGTGGAACCTGACTGCTGGTGTCGTTCCGACAACAATAGTTGGTGCATTAGGTAACTCCTACTTTGCGGGATCAACCGCGAAGCTGTATACAATTAACGCTGGCGCTCCCGTCTATCAAGACGACGGTTCCGCCTACACCATGACCGCCCAACTGGATAACGTGGACTGTGGTACTACCAAGAGAAAGATTTGGAAGCGTATCCGACCGTATGGGCACGACATTCAGGCAGCGGCTTCCAATCTGTCCATCTCCTATTCGGATGATGACTTTGCCACTTACTCCACCGCCCGTACGATTGATCTGAACAGTCAGAGCGCGATAGAGCAGGGATTAACAAGGCTCGGTTCTTCCCGCAGACGTTCGTTGAAGATCGAGCACGCGGCGAATACACCGTACCGAGGGGAGGGCGTCGATATAGATTTTGAGGAATGTTCGTCGTGATCGAG